CGCTGGGAACCGGGAACGAATAATAGTTCGTCACCACAGTGATCGCGACCAGCAACAGCCATGTCATTCAAGTTGCAAATGCAACAGACGTGATGACGGGCGCCCTCATCGTCGTGGACAACGCAGACGGCACGGCCACCACTTTCGGCACGGTCGCAGCCTCCGACACCATCACGCTTAACCGCACAACGACAGGCAGCGTGAAGATTGGCGAGCGCATCTGCGTCAAGGATGTCAAAGCGGGCTACTGGAGTGTCTGGGGCGTCGTCATCGCCACCGGCACGGAAGCAACTCCCTTCTCAGCAGCAGTAAGCTAACCCGCGACAACCTTCCCTAGCGGAAGGATCGCACAGCGAGGCCCTGACAATGGCCGATATAGAAACGCCGAAGCCGAAGAAGGCGAAAGCGCGAAACGGTGAAACTACACCGCAGAAGCAGATGCCGGCCGAATTGGAGGCGAACAAGTGGAAGCCGGGTCAGACCGGCAATCCGCTCGGACGCCCCAAAGGCAGCAGGAACAAGCTTGGAGAAGCTTTCCTGGAGGCCATGCACGCAGACTTCACCGAGCATGGCCCGGACGTCATCACGAGAGTGAGAAACGAGAAGCCGGAAGCATACCTGAAAGTCGTCGCATCGATCCTGCCGCAACAGCTCAACGTGAGAGTTTCCGAATACGATGAACTGACCGATGACCAGATCGACAAGCGCATTGACGCCCTCGCCAGAGCCCTCAAACTTGAGATTGGAACTGGTAAAGCTGATGGCGGAGAAGGACCGCCGGAAGCGAGAAAATCGCTTAACTGATTATCGCCCGTACTCAAAACAACGGGCCTTTCATGCCGAAGGCAAGTCGCATCGTGAGCGCTTGCTGATGGCGGGAAACCAGCTCGGCAAGACGTATTGCGGGGCTGCTGAGGTCGCCTTCCATTTGACTGGAAGCTACCCGGACTGGTGGGAGGGGCGCCGTTTCGAGCGCGCGACGCGCTGGTGGGCCGGATCGAAAACGGGCGAAGTCACACGCGACGGCGTGCAGCGATATCTCGTCGGCGAGCCAAAGAACGAGGCGGAGTGGGGAACAGGAATGGTCCCCAAAGCTCATCTTGTTGATTGGTCTCGCCGGCAGGGCATCGCAGATGCGCTCGACAGTGTCACGGTAAGGCACGTTTCTGGCGGCATCTCTACGCTGGGCTTCAAGAGTTACGACCAGGGTCGCCAGAAGTGGCAAGGCGAAACCCTGGACGGCGTCTGGTTCGATGAAGAACCTCCAATGGATATCTACATGGAGGGCCTAACCCGAACAAACGCCACAGGCGGTATCGTGATGATCACGTTTACGCCGCTTCTCGGCATGTCCGAGGTCGTCAGCATGTTTCTGGGAGAAACTGTGTGAGCCGTCACGTCACGCAAATGACAATTGACGACGCCGAACACTACACCCCTGAACAGCGCAAGGCAATTATCGACAGTTATCCGCCGCATGAGCGCGAAGCGCGGGTTAAGGGCATTCCGTCGATGGGCTCTGGCCGGGTGTTTCCGGTCACTGAGGAATCGATTGTTTGCGATCCAATGCCGATCCCGCATCACTGGCCACAGGTCAACGGGATCGATTTCGGCTGGGATCACCCTTTTGCGGCAATCAACTGCGCCTGGGATCGCGATGCAGACGTGTTTTATGTCTGCAAGGAATATGCAGCACGAGAAACGACGCCCGTCGTTCATGCCGCCTCGATCAAGCCTTGGGGCGACTGGATACCGATAGCGTGGCCCCATGACGGGATGCAGCATGACAAGGGGTCTGGGCTGCCGCTCGCAGAGCAATACAAGGCGCAGGGTTTGAAGATGGCTTCCGAAAAAGCCACGTTCCCAGACGGCACTTACGGCGTTGAGGCCGGCATCATGGAAATGCTCGACCGGATGCATACAGGTCGCTGGAAGGTGTTCAAGACCTGCGGCGGCTGGCTGCAAGAGTTCCGCCTTTACCATCGGATTGAGGGGCTGATTGAGCCCATTCGCGACGACCGGATCAGCGCAAGTCGTTACGCTTACATGATGAGACGGATCGCAATCGTGAAGCCGAAAACGCAGAAACTGGCCCTTCCCACCTTTGGCGCTGTCTGATGGCCTATAGCGACACCTCCGCCCCCGATGCCGATGAGATGAAGATCGGGGATGCCGAGCTTCTGTCCATCCTCAAGGCCGAAAAGCTCAACAGCGTCGGCTTCGAGAACGGCACGGAACTGGAGAAGAAGCGCAGGAAGGCGCTCGAATACTCAAAGGGCGAGATGAACGATGTCCCATCCCTGCCCAACCGCTCCAAGGCGGTGAGCACGGATGTGGCCGACGCCATCGAAACGGTCCTGCCTGACCTCATCGAGATATTCACGGGCGGGGAGGATGTCGCATCCTTCGATCCGCAGGGTCAGGAGGACGAAGAAGCCGCCAAGCTGGAGATGGAATACGTTCAGTATGTCGCATTCCGTAAGCTCAATGGCTGGCGCCTGCTCTACACGGCTATTAAGGACGCACTCCAGGTCGATACCGGCATCATCGAGACGTGGTGGGCTGACGAGGAAAAGACCGACGAGCAGACATTCGAGGGCATGACGGCCCCGCAATTGATGATGCTCGAACAGGACGGTTACGAGATCGTCGAGAAGAAAAGCCTTGGCCCGGCTGTGGACGGCATTGAGCTGTTCAGCGTCAAGGCGATGATGTCCTATGACGCTGGCTGCATCAAATCGGCCAATATCGACCCGAATAACCTCTCTGTCGCCCCTGACACCATCAACATAGCGGATGCCACTTACTGTGTGGTGCGGAGCTATCCACGGGCGCAGGCCCTCATCGATCAGGGCTTTGACCCCAAGCTGGTCGCCAAGCTGCCGGACTACCCGAACAAGGGGGATGAGCAGACCGAACTGAGCCGTGACTTGGCCAGCGAGAGCGATGCCACGGCGGGCGGGGCGAGCAACAAGCTCCTCCGCACGGTCCAGGTGCTGAAGCACTGGGTCAGGATCGACGCCAATGAGGACGGCAAGACCGAGCTTTGGCGTATCCAGACGGATGATCAGTGCTCGATCATCCTTGATAAGCGGCAGGTGAACCGGATCGGGCTGGCTGTGGGTACGCCCTTCATCCAGACCCACCGCTTCTATGGCCAGTCGCTCGCGGACAAGCTGACGGAGATACAGAAGATCAAGACGGCCCTCGTCCGGATGATGCTGGACAGCGGCTATTTCGCGATGAACCAGCGGGTTGAGATCGCCAAGGACCTGGCCAGCGAGGAAACCGTTGACGACGTTCTGCGCAATGAACCGGGAATGCCGATCCGTGTGCAGAAGCCGGGCGCGGTGACGGCGATACAGGCCGGCCAGCTCGGCTTCGACGTGCAGACGGCGCTGGAGTACGTCTCGACCATGGCCGAGCAGCGTTCGGGCATTGTCCGCAACGCTCAGGGGCTCAATCCCGACACGCTGCACGACACGGCCAAGGGCGCCATGGCGCTGATGTCGATGGCGCAGAAGCGGGTGCGGATGATTGCCCGCGTGCTGGCCGAAACGCTGGTCAAGGACTGGTATCTCAACATCCACGCGCTGAGCCGGACGCATAACACGCGCCGGGAGAAAATCAGGCTGCACGGCAAGGCGCCTGTGGACATCGATCCCTCGACGTTCGGTGAGCGCGCCGACATGGTGATCGAGGTCGGCGTCGGCTCTGGCGGGCGCGAGATGGAACTGATGGTGATGGAGAAGATGCTGGGCTTCCAGTCCCAGGTCATCCAGATGCAGGGCGGGCTTAATGGCCCCATTGTCACGGCGCCCAATGGCTATGAGCTTCTGAAGCGGTTCACCGAGCGGGCAGGGTTCAAGTCCCCTGAGCTGTTCTGGACCGATCCTGCAACGGCCCCGCCGGAAGATCCCAAGCCTGATCCTGAGATGCTGAAAGCGCAGGCCGATGCGCAGGCTGCCGAGCAGAAGGCTCAGGCGGCAATGATGAAGGCGCAGGCTGATGCCGCCAAGATGGAGCTTGAGCGGCAGAAAATGGCCATGGAAAATGAATGGGTTAAGCTCGAAGCCCAGAAGACGGTTTATGAGGGCCGCGCCTCTCAGCAGGAGGCGGAATTGCGGGCGCAGGAGACGGCGGCTCGAGAGCGCAATGACCAGCTCAAGATCGAGATGGACGCCCAGAAGGCGGCGGCGGACGTGCAGATCCGCATGGCCGAGCTTGAGATCAAGAAGGCGGAACTGGCGCTGAAAGAGCGTGAGCTTGGGATCAAGGCGCAGATTGAGTCCGAGCGTATGCGGCACGAGGCCGAGATGGGCGCGGCAGAGCGTGAAGCACGGGCGAAAGAGCCAAAGCCTGAGAAGCCCAAGAAAGAGAAGCCGGATCGGAATGGCGAGGCTGTCGGCAAGGGGCTTGAAGCCCTGGCTGCCGCACTGAGCAGGCCGAAGATGGTTGCACGTGACAAAGACGGCAAAGTTACAGGGATCGAATAATGTCCAAGTCAAACGCGTGGGAAACCGCGCTGCTTCAGCTTGTCTTCAACAATGACAACGCTGCCAACATCGGCGACGCCACGGGCCTTCGCGGCTCGTCAACGGCGGGCTCGCTTTACGTGTCGCTGCACACGGGCGATCCGGGCGAGGCCGGCAACCAGACCACCAACGAGTGCGCGTATACGAGCTATGCGCGCGTTGCCGTGGCCCGCACGATAGGCGGATGGACGGTCTCGGGCAATGCGGTCACGAATGCGGCGCTGATCCAGTTCCCGCAATGCACGGGCGGGTCGGAGACCGCGACGCATTTCGGGATTGGCACGGCGTCGAGTTCAACGGGCGTCCTGCTCTACAAGGGCTCGCTTTCGGCTTCGCTGGCGATCTCGTCAGGCATTCAGCCCCAGTTCGCTGCCGGGGACTTGGACGGCACGGAAGACTGAGCGTGGCTGGTTTCCGCAACCATCGGGCATGGACTGACGCGGAAATCGCGGGACAGTTCCACATCACGAGCTTTCGTAAAGCCGTGTCATCGACGGCCACGACGACGAACGCATGGATTGACTACAGCTATTTCCCCGGCTCGCCGGTTGCGAACTTCTACGCCTCGGAACCGCTGGCCGCTGCTTATGTAGAGGCGTCACGCGGGATCTACGTCCCGACCGTCAGCCCCAAGACGCAATGGTTGCGCAATCTGAAGCTGATGAGCGCGGCAAGCAGCGGGACGAGCACAGCGAACGGGCGTCAGCAAATTGTGCTGGCCGATCTGCTGATGTACTACCCCTTCGTGGATACCGACGCGGTAGGCGAACAGCAGGACATGATCAATGACGTGACGCTGCCGCGCTATACGAGCGGGAACGTCATAGCGGTGGGCCAGTCAGCGGCATCGACCAACGGGGTCTTCACGTTCAACTATACCAATCAGGACGGTGTAGCGGGCCGCACATCGCAGGCGCACAACACCTTTGCAGTCGCAGGCGGTGGGCAGGTGGTGGCGTCGAGCGTCGGAAGCGCGACGAGCTATCACCCGTATCTGTCGCTACAGGCGGGAGACAGCGGCGTCCGGTCCATCCAGTCGGTGACGTTTACTGCCGGCGGTGGCGGGCTGATGGCGCTGGTTATCGTGCATCCGCTGCTTGAGGCGTTTCTGACGCAGGAAGCAACACGCGGGACAACGGACAGCTTCGGCGCGTGCGATGAGTTCGCTTCGATGATCCATCACAGGCCGCGTCAGATTGTGGATGGCGCTGTGGTCAACCTATTCGCAGCCGGTCACGCCGGTTCGCTCGCCTCATCGATCCTGGCGGGTATGCTCGAAACAACGTGGAACTGACGCATGGGATTTTCCAGCCAAGACGACCTGATTTCGCAAATCACGACGAACGCGAAGTATGGAAACGTCTTCTACAACAAGACGCTTGCCTCTGCTGGCACGGCTGGTCACTGGACGTTGCTTGCGGGTCACGCTGGATCGCCTGCCGCTGCGACGTTTGCGGGAACGGACCTCACCTACGTTGCGACCGATGACACATGGAGCGAGGGCGCCCCTTACCATGGCGGCAACGTCTCGACGGCCACGAAGCATTTCCTGAGCGCGGGCGCTGCGGTTGTCGCGGCCGCGGGTGCGCCGTGGTATCTGATGGCGATTGACCTCGTGGGCTATGTCCCGCTGTCAGGAACGAACGTCTCGACCACGGGCACAAAGACCGTGACAATGACGGCGATTTCCAACACGGGCAGCACGGGCGATCGCTATCCGAACGGCGCTGGCCTTGAACTGTTTGTGGCGGCTGACACGGCGCTGGGCGCCAACGCGCCGACATGCGTCGTGAACTATCTGGACACGGGCGGCGGTGCAGGGGCGACGACGACATTCACATCAACGGCGTCTCTGGGCGTCGGGCAGTTGCTCAACTCAGGCACGGCGGCGAACAAATACAACCCGTTTCTGCCCAAGGCGACTGGCGACACGGGCATCAGCGACATTGTCTCGCTGGTCTGGTCTGGTACGGCGCACGCATCAGGCACGGTCATCATCGGCCTGTGCAAGCCTCTGTGGACGATCCCTGTCCCGGCGACCGGCCTTTACACGAAGCTGGACTTCGTGAACGCCTTCCCGTCGCTGCCGCGGATCAGGGATGGGGCAAACATCCAGTTCCTCATGTTCCAGACCGGCGCGACAACGTCGGGCGGTACGATCATGGCCGATTTTGACTGGGCCTATGGTGGGTAATGGCCCTTCTGCAGAACGGCTATCGATACGCATCGAGTGGCGTTCGCACATTCGGGGCAACGGCGGTCAATAACGCGTATCCGTCAACGCTGCGTCATCACGATACGGGATCTAAGCGGAACATCTTCACGGCAGAAGGCTATTCGGGCAAGTCGGGCATTCCAGCGGGACACCTGCACCCGTCAAGCTGGATGCTGCCGCAGAAGCCTGGTGGTCTGTCCAGCCACTCGGAAAGCATCGGCGTTGCAAGCTGGTCTGGCAACATCGCTGCGGGTCGGAACATCGCGGCGACCTTCGACGGCGCTGCGACGTTCACCGGAACGGGCCAGCTTGTCGTCTCGGGTGTCGGCTCGTTTGCCGGTGTCGCGGCATGGTCTGGCAACGTCACAGCGGCTCTGGGCGCGGCGGGTTCATTCGCAGGCGTGGCAAGCTTCAGCGGCTCTGTGGTCGCCAAGGGCTTCATGACGGCGGCGTTTTCGGGCGTGGCCAGCTTTGTGGCGGTTCGGTATGCGTCGGGCTCGCTGGCAGGGTCATTTGCGCCTGCGGTGACGCTGGAGGCGCAAGGCTTCTCGTCCTACCTGCTCGATCAGGAGGACATCGAAAGCGGCCTGACGCTGAGACAGGCGCTCAGGCTGGTTGCGGCGGCGACGGCGGGCAAGATCAGCGGCGGCGGAACGGCGACGGTGACGATACGGAATGCGGTGGCTGATGGCGTGGACCGCATCGTCGCCACTGTGGATACGGACGGGAACCGCACGGCCATAACCTACGATCTCGACTGATGGCTAACTTCTTC